GATCAATTGGCCGTGCCTACATGGAGGTTGATGGTAGGCGCAAGCTGACGGGCTGGTATCAGTTCTGGGCAGATCAAAGCATACCTTATGGTCGGTGCGGAGATTATCGTATCGATCAGGCCAACCCAACTGCTACTTGGAAGCCGCACAACAGTGGCAGCTACCATATGAGTGACGAGCAGCGCGAAGAGATCAAGCAATTGCAGGCCGAGGCAGAAGAGAAGAAGATCGAGCGCAACAACAAGGCGGCCAAGCGGTCCCAAACAATCTGGGAGTCTGGCAGTGCTTGCGACGCCCACCCCTATCTCAGCAAGAAGAGTGTGCGGTCTCACGGACTCAGGATTGCGTCGGACGGTCGCCTGCTTATTCCACTGCACAACTCAGATCTTGAGATCGTTGGGCTCCAGTACATCGACGATGACGGCGCCAAAATGTTCCTGACTGGCTCCAAAAAGAAGGCGAGCTTCTTTATTATTGGGCAGGAGCTTTTAGAGAAGGCTACAACAATTAATTATGTGGAGGGCTATGCGACTGCGGCCAGCTACTACCAAGACAACGGCCAGCCCACGGTTGTGTGCTTCGATGCATTCAATCTAACGCCTGTCGCCGAGGCCATCTTCGAGCACTTTCCTGCGGCTCGGCACGTATTTATTGCCGACTGTGATGACTCGATGACTGGAGAGAAGGAAGCGATCAAAGGAGCGCAGGCCCTCAAAGCTCTGAACGGAGTTGCCGAGGTCCTTATGCCCACATCAAAAGGCGATTACAACGACCATGCGGTGCTGGAGGGTGAGGTGTTGCCCACACTGCAATCGGTAAACATTCCGGTTGAGTATGATTTCCAGCGCAACTCCAACGGTCGGATGATGCACACCAAAGAGAATCATCGGGGCGTCTTGGTTACCAATGGCATTGAGGTTGACTACAACGTCATCAAGAAGAGCATCGAGATACACGTACCCAACCAAGAATTTATCGCTGACCTGAAGGATGACGCGGCGATTATCGAGATAGAGGACCGCTGCATTGTGGCCGGTATACCGCACGAACGCCTGCGCTGGAACTTAAAGCTGCTGGCGAGGGAGTTTAACCCGGTCAAGGAGTGGATAGACTCGGAGCCTTGGGATGGTAAAGAAAGGCTGGCGAGGTTCTTTGATACGATCAAGAGCCCGAACGAGGAGCTCAAGTTGTTGTTGATGAGCAAGTGGATGCTTGGCTGTGTTGCGGCGGCATACGAACCTGCTGGCGCCAACCTTGAAGGTATACTGGTGTTCCAAGGAGCGCAGGCCGCTGGTAAGACGCAGTGGTTCAACTCGCTCGCACCGGAGAAAGACTGGTTACTGGAGGGCGCTACACTGAACCCCAGTGATAAGGACAGCGTCAAGCAGTGCGTTAGCCATTGGATATGTGAGCTCGGCGAGCTTGGTTCTACCTTTAAGCGTGCCGACATCGACCAACTCAAAGCGTTCCTGACTAAGCGCAGGGATGAGTTACGCCTACCTTACGACCGAGCATTCAGTCAATACCAGCGGAGGACAGCGTTCTTTGCCAGCGTGAACGAGAAGGAGTTCCTGATCGATACGTCAGGGAACCGAAGGTTCTGGGTTGTGCCTATCACTGAGGTGGACTGGCGCCATGGTCTGAACATGCAGCAAGTGTGGGCCGAGGTCAAAGCAACACTCTACGAAGTTGACAACTGTTCTTGGTTTCTTACGACGGAAGAGCGCGAGCTCCTACAGAACAGTAACGAGTTCTTCCGCACCCAGAGCGCGGTCGAAGACCTGCTGCTGCAATACATAGACTTCGACAGCGTCGCTACCAAGCCGGTGCAGATGACGAGCTTACTCAAGGACCTAGGGATATCTAATCCACGCATGGCTGACTTCAAAGACGCCGCACGGGTGCTGGCAGACCGAGGTCTTGAACCAAGGCGAAGCAATGGCAAGAAGATATATGACTTGGATTACTCTCTTCCTGTAGATCTAACCGGACTCACTGGCCCGAAGTGGGGCGATTGAGCAGGGTACGAAAGGGTAGCAAGGGTACAGTAAATTATGATTGGGACCTGATCGTGTCCTTGTGTACTCTTATATAAATGGGATCGATAATATGCCAAGGTGTATACAAATGATAATGCTATACACTGTACACTGTTAGGTATCTGCGTAAGCTATTGTTTTAAATGAAGTTATTGTAAGGGTAGGGTAGGGTATAGTAATCTTTAGTTAGTATATTTATATAAAGAAGAGGGCGCATAAATAGGCAGTTATGTTTATGCATGTAGCAGCCCCTATAAGGGAAGCCTGCACTATACACTGTACACTGAAGTAAGAATTTAACATGGGCGGCTAGTGCTCGGAGAGCATAGGGCGAACGAATGTTCGGAGAGGATGCGAGTATGTCAGAGAGAAAGGTGGGTAGACCCACAAAGGAAAAGAAGCAGCTTGTCACTAAGCCGACGCAGTTCGAGGCAGACGATGAGCTCGGCCTCACGGAGATGCAAGCGGCGTTCGTCTGGCACTACACGGAAGGTGCGTGCGGTCAGACCGAAGCAGCTCGAAGAGCAGGCTTTAGCTTCCCCGCAAATGCGGCATCGAAGATGCTGAACGGGAAGGACCAGCCGAAGGTGACGAAGGCTGTGCGAATATCACAGGAAGAGTTGCGAGAGAAGTATGCCATCACGCCACAGAAGACTGGGGCAATGCTATGGAACATAGCCGAGACATCGTTCGAGAGCGGCCAGTACAACGCGGCAGTGAGTGCAGTCAAAGAGCTTAACAACTTAGCTGGCTTGAGCATACATCGCAGCCAGAACCTCAACATCAATGCCAACATCGAAGCTATGACTAAGGACGATATAAAGTCCAGACTCGATGAGCTATTTGGTATCGGCGGCGACTACAGCGATAAGGATCGGTAAAAGTTATTCAAGGGGAATAATTGCGTTAATAAACTGGGAAGGGGGCCGCGCCCCCTCGGAGGGCTCGGGCTATTCGAAAATCGAATAGAAAGGGGTTTCCTTATAGTTTTCAGTGATATACGTGCGATTTGGCAGCCTATTCCCCTACCCTTGTCGCGCTCCCTGTGAGCACAGGGGTCACAAAGCAGGCCCAATTAGCCTGTGGCGGGCCGTTATGGCGCCCAATGTAGTGTTTAGGGACCCCTACGGGTCTGGAAAAAAGATTTGAACATTGCCTTGGTTTTTTTGGGGGCACCCCCCTTGAGCGCGACGCGCCGATGCGGATGGGGTTTAACCCAGTTTTGCTCATATAATTATGAAAAATTGTGCAACGGTTAAATCCCGCTGTGGGCACCGATGGGATCAGGTCGGCTATGTGGGGATTCCAACCCAGCCCTAGCTCGATTTTGTCGGCATTAAAAACTTTGCGAGGGAACCGCCCTGCCGAGTTGTTTATAGACGCATCGAACTAGGCGTCTTTTAACAATGTACGCCGACTAAATAATTTTGCAACTCGATTTGGTTTTTCAGGTCGAACTTTTTTTTCAGAGAAAATGATATAGGATTGTTTTCAGGAAGGGCCCCCTAGGAATCCTAGGGCAAAAATTTTAGGAGAATTTTATGGCAGACAGTCGGAACAAGGGCGCGAGCTTTGAGCGGGACCTAGTTAGGCGCCTAAATACTTTTTTCGCCGAAAACGGGTTTGATTTTGAATGTAAGAGAAATCTTGATCAGTACCAGAGCGCTGGTCAGTGCGATATTGAGATACCGAACCATGCCATCGAAGCCAAAAGCTACAAAGCGGGCTGGTGGTACGCCCCCGCGTGGTGGGACCAAGTGTGCGCATCCTGCGGTGAAAGGACCCCAGTGCTGATATACAAGTTTAACAACAAGGCGATTCGCGTCTGCGTGCCAATTTACGCCGTGAACCCTAGCTGGGAGCGCGACAACGCGCAAACAGTCGTGATGACATTGCCGCAATGGCTTGATATCCTGAAAAGAACATGGAGGGCGGACGATGAGCAAAGTTCTTAGCATGGCCGACTATCTGGAGAAGCATGGGGTGTCGGAGTTATCAAGGCACCGCGCTGTTGTGTACGAGCGCGGCGTTGAGATCACGCATATGGACTCCGATATCTCTCTTTGGTTCCATACGCTTGAGCTAGAGTCCCTTATTGATGTGTTGATCGCATCGTATGACAAGATTTTAGAGCAAGAAAATTGCCGTGACTAGGCGCCCCCCCATGGGATATCATTAACACCATAAACTTTGGGGCTCTTTTGATGAAAGACATTGATATCTTTGGTTATAACCTAGGCGGTAGCGTCGGTCAGTTGATTGACGATCCCACAATGTCGAATGTCAGCCAAGAACCGCCACTTACGGCGGCGCAACTTGCGTATTTTGCTTCTCAGTTCGCACCCGGCGCAGGAACCCTAGACGCATCCGGCCAAATGGCGGGTATGCCGTCGTCCGATGCAGACCTAGTAGACCTTTTTGGCGCAGAAAACAACCCATCTATGGCTGAAAATTTGGGGTCCGGCAACTATCTTGACGCCGCGTTGCAAGGATTGGGTGCGGCAGGCGATTTTGCGTATGCGATACCTGCCGTGGGGCCCGCGATAGGGGCTACGCTGAAGGCGCCGAGGGCGGTGCAGAAAACCATGAAGATGGCTACTCAAGCGAAGATGAGTCGCAAAGATCTTACAGAGAAGTTCCGCCAAGAGCAAGAGGCTTTGGGCGTCAAGCCCGCTACGGTAAAGACCCGAGCCAAGGCATATCAGAAAAAACTCGAAACCCCAGCCGTGTTCCGCCGAGAGAAATTACGCGCCGAGGGCGAGATAGCGACGTTCGCGCCACAGTCTCGTATTATTCAGGCGCCAGAGAGTCTCTTGGGTAAAGTTTTGGTGCCCGTAGCCGGTGACAGGTCCCTCTCGATACAGGGCCAAGGCATATCTTCTCTGGTTGACGTCAATGGCGTGCCACTTAGTCGTGCGGTTCCAGTGCAGGGCGGCCCAGACTACATGATTATCAATGAAGGCCGTGGCGCTGGCTGGGCATCAATGGAAGGTATCGCCCAGTCCAAGCAAAACAATATAACCATTGCCGCCGACGAAACTGGGCTAGACCCCGTGGGCGTCTATTCCGCCATGGCGCGAGACGGCATCGACTTCTCTGCCCCAGTTGCTACTGCAATGGTTGCTCAGCTACCCGCTATCGGGCTACCGAAGAGCGCAATCAAAGAATTTGACGACGCTATGCGCCAAGGTATTGGTGATCAAACTAAAAAGAACCCCACCCTGAAGGCTAGGCCAGACTGGGTAGGGCTAGAAAGCCCTGACGTATTTAATCAGTTGCTTGGTGAGGGCGGATTCCCTAGGAAGGGCGCCGGACAGATCAGGACCGCGCTTGTTTCGCACATGAAGAAAGATACGTTCGCCAAGCAGGGCTTTCCTGTATACGAAGACGTTGCAAAAACCATCACCATGCCTGAGTTGGCCGACGTTCCACGTGGAGCGTCTGGTTACGCCATGTTTGATGCCGTTCCTAACGCCTCAATCTTTGATGATCCTATCCACCAGAGCTACAATAAGAGTATCGCGGGCAAATACCTCGGTGGCCTAGAGCAGAGCATTCCCCCCGAGATAATGTTCCCAGATACTTTCAATATGCTTTCAAAGTCGGTTAATAAGGCGGGCGAGTTGTTTCCCTACAGGCAGCAGGTTGGTGCCTTAGAGCGCCGCCACTTGTTTGAGAGCATGAATGACGAAAAGATTGACGCTATGAACAGGTATATGAACGAAAATTACGGCACAGATTACGCTGACGGGGGTTCTGTGGACAAAATAGACATATTTGGGTACAACATGGGCGGATCTGTCAGCGAAATGATGGGCCGAGAGTCCTCTTTGAAGCTAACACCCGAGCAGATGGCCTATATCGCTGCACAACTTCCTGTTGGTGCTGGCACTCTCGATGCGGCAGGCCAAATGCCCGCCATGGGCTCTGGTGACGACATATTTGCGGATCAAAACAATCTTTCGCTGGCCCAGAACCTTGGCGAAGGAAACTATCTGGATGCGGGATTCCAAGGTCTGGGGCTTGTTGGCGATGCCGCCTCAGTTATGGGACCAGTTGGTCTGGGCGTTGGCGCCGCACTCAAGCTACCCCGAGCCCTGCAAAAGATGAGTCGCCTCGATAACGCCGCAGATAGCTCTGGGATTGCGTCAATCGATCAGATGGCAGCTATTGCTCCTGACGGCATAGAAAGTGTTGACGCTGCTAGACTTGCGGCTGTTCAGGCAGGCCAAAGAATGACGGAAGCTGTTCACACCCCAAAGGTTCTTCAAGAGGGTGGAGTTGAGGGGGTCAGAGAGGTCGAGGCGGCACTCAAGTCGAATCAAGCCGACCTCACAACGGTAGATGACATGATTGACCGCGCACTGGAGGTCAACGATGACTTCCAACAATCAGTTGAAGAAATAGCGGCGGGCGTAGGTGGAACAAAGGCGGGAAAGTTTATTACCCTCAAGAATGGCGAGCAGTTTGATGTTGAGGTCAAGAAGCCTAAGAGCATAGCCGACAAGATAGAGAGAAGGGGATTGTCTCCGGCTGATTTTACAGACGGCGTTAGAACGACAGTTTACATAGACACTGCCGATCAGGCTCAAAAAGTGGTAGATCAGGTTGCTGCTAAATATCCTACGGTTGATAGGGGCTGGCAGGTAATACCAGAAACTGGCTACTTTGATCGAAAGATGAATATACTGGTTCCTGACTCTCAGGGTAGGACCATTGTGGCCGAGATTCAAGTTAAGACACCAGAGATGGCGAAAGCGGCAGTGCCGGGTCACCGTTGGTACGAGTACAGCAGAAAGGTAGAGGGTAAGTATAAGCGCGAGATTCCTAAAACAAAGCTGAAGCTTTACAACACCGCACTGTCTGAGCAGAAAAGGCTGTATTCCGAGGCCAGCGAGTCCGTTGACCCCGAGATATTAAAGCAGTTGGTCGATAAATTTATGAAGGGGGGAGTGGTGGCAGGTCTTCGCCGATAACGCCAAAGAGAGAGTTAAATTTTTCTTCTGGCATCTCTCTACCTTCCTTAAACCACTGGACCACATCGTATTCTCTTGCGGGAACCCAGTCTTGCTCGCCATTTGGGATGTAAAAGGCTAGGGCATCCTCCGTGTTTTTGTCAGCTAACACGGAAGGCTGGTCCTCCCAAGACCAGTAACTTAAAATATTCATGGGTCAGTCCTTATAAAAGTAATTAAGCGACGCGATCTCTCGCGCCGTCTTCGGCAATATAATAAATGCTATAGGGCGTCTTTTCAGACTTCAGTTTCTTTTCCCGCCTAGCAATTGTTTCATAATTATCCTCTGAAACCGAGTGTGTTACAACGTACCCAGCGCCGCCTGATGCCCTAATAAATTCTTCAAGTTCATATCTGTCAGCCATTTTTCTTTAGCTCCTTTAAGATCTCCCGTAAAAGCTCGACAATCTCTTTCTGGTTGGCGAGCACAATTTCAGCATCTTCTTTATCTAACTCAACAATAATCTTACTCACTGACCTGCTCTCCAGCCTTGCGGCTCTTCTGGTGGAATATTCATTACTCGCCCATACGAGTTTAACACC